TTATTTATTCAGGGACAGATAACTGTTCGCATCTAGGAATCGACCCCCTAACTTTTTCATTGTCCCACCCCCGGGGGGTATATATAAATTTTTGTATAAATTTTGGAAAGTGTGTAAACACATTTGACAGGAACATAAGTTCGTGTTTAAACTTGCTTGCCGTGAAACATTCCGTGAAACAAAAAGAGGTAAGCGTGAACTTAGGACAGTACATATCGGACTTGATCCGTTTATCCAACGAGGTACAGAAGGTGTCTGCTAGCACTAACGATCCACAGAAGATCTATCACTTGGCACTAGAAGCCAAGGAAGCGGCTGGATTGATTCAGGCATGGGCATCCAGAGAGATGGCTGGAAGAGAACAACAATGAGAAGTCCCGCAGGGACGAATCATGGAGCGAAGCGAAATGACTGAGAGACAGAAGTTGGTTCTGGAGTTTATTAAGACCTACTGGGATATGAAGGGTCACGCCCCATCCATGCAGGATATCGCTACCGGACTGAATATGAAGAGTCGGTCAAACATCCATAGGATCATCCATGACCTAAGGAAGAACGGGTACCTAAGGTTAAAGCCAACACAAGCACGAACATTGAAGGTTATGGATCGTTCGGTACAGGAGGCTGTTAGCCTGTGATTCTTACCCGGGACGAAATTAAGAAGTATCTGACCCTGTTAGATACCTTACCCGAGGGTTCTCCTGAGGTTGAGAAGATCAATACCCTGCTTCAGGTGGATAAGCGGGAGAGGTGTAAGTTGCACTTCATGCCGTTCGTGCGGCAGATGTGGTCGGCCTTTATCCCCGGAAAACATCACACCATCATGGCAGAAGCCTTCGAGAGGGTGGCTAGGGGAGAACTTAAGAGACTGATCATCAATATGCCGCCCCGGCACACCAAGTCTGAGTTTGCTTCCTATCTGTTCCCGTCATGGTTCCTAGGTCTATACCCCGAAAAGAAGATTATCCAGACGGCACACACTGCCGAACTTGCGGTAGGTTTTGGACGTAAGGTAAGAAACCTAGTAAATACCCCCGAGTATCAGGAGATATTCCCAACCAAGTTGTCTGCCGACTCCAAGGCCGCTGGACGATGGAACACCCATAAGGGCGGGGATTATTTCGCTATCGGTGTAGGCGGTGCGGTTACCGGTAAAGGTGCCGATGTCCTGATTATTGATGACCCCCATTCAGAGCAAGAAGCCATGCAGGGCAACCCTCAGGTCTATGAGCGGGTCTTTGAGTGGTACAACTCAGGCCCTCGTCAGCGTCTCCAGCCGGGGGGAAGTATTGTGATTGTGATGACCCGATGGTCTAAGAAGGACTTGACTGGTCAAATTTTGAGCACCGCCGCCAAGAAAGAACTTGACGAATGGGAAGTCATAGAACTCCCGGCACTCCTGCCATCCAACAAACCCCTGTGGCCTGAGTTCTGGAAGCAAGAAGAACTAGAAGCCATCAAGGCTGAACTTCCGGTGGGGAAATGGGAAGCCCAGTACCAGCAAAACCCAACCTCGGAAGAAGGCGCAATCATCAAGCGGGATATGTGGGAGATATGGGACGGGGACAGACCCCCACAGGTGGACTACATCATTCAGTCTTGGGATACCGCCTTTGAGAAAAACAACCGGTCTGACTACTCGGCCTGCACGACTTGGGGTGTTTTCTACCGAGAGGTAGATGGGGTCGAGGTCGCAAATATTATTGTTTTGGATGCTTACAAAGAAAGGCTTGAGTTCCCCGAACTCAAAAAGCAAGCCTACGAAATGTGGAAGGACTGGAACCCTGACACCCTGATTGTTGAGAAAAAGGCAGCAGGGGCACCTTTGATTTATGAATTAAGAAGGATGGGAATTCCGATCTCGGAGTACACACCAAGCAAAGGCTCGGATAAGATAGCCCGTGTAAACGCTATATCAGATCTTTTTGCATCCGGAATGGTGTGGAGACCTGAAAAGAAATGGGCTGATGAATTGGTTGAGGAGATGGCTTCCTTTCCGAACGGAGACCATGACGACCTAGTTGACAGTACAAGTCAGGCTTTGTTGAGGTTTCGTCAGGGTGGATTTATTCAATTGTCCTCAGATGAGGAAGACAAGATGTTTGTGCCCCGAAAAGCGGCATATTACTAAAGGGATTTGATAATGGAAAAATCACTGTACCAAGCGCCAGAGGGACTGACACAGTTCTCCCCTGAGCAAGAGGGCATCGAGATTGAGATCGATATTGAAAAGGAAGAAGGCGAAGAGCCTGCCGTCGAGATAGAGATTAAAGAAACCGGCTTTGATGCCAACCTTGCAGAAGAAATGAGCGAGGGAGACCTTCAGGCCATATCGGAAGAAATTCTAGATTTAATCAAGACGGACATTAATTCCCGCAAGGAATGGGAAAGAACCTACAAAGAGGGCATAGACCTGCTCGGTTTAAACATCGAGGAAAGGACTGAGCCTTGGGACGGTGCCTGCGGTGTCTACCACCCAATCCTCTCAGAATCAGTAGTCAAGTTCCAAGCAGAGACGATCCTTGAGACCTTCCCAGCCTCCGGGCCGGTCAAGACCAAGATTATCGGGAAAATCACCCGGGATAAGGAAGAAGCAGCCGCCCGGGTTCAGGATGACATGAACTATGAACTCACCGAAAAGATGGTTGAGTACAGAAGTGAGCATGAAAGACTGCTGTGGAACCTGCCAATCTCGGGTTCGGCCTTCAAAAAGGTCTACTTTGACCCCACGATGGGCCGCCAAGTCGCAGTGTTTATACCGGCTGAGGACGTAATTGTGCCTTATGGTGCGTCTGATTTATTCTCCACCCCCCGAATTACGCATCGTATGCGTAAAAACCCTAACCAGTTGCGAAAACTTCAGGTTGCTGGGTTCTACCGGGACATCGAACTACCGGCACCAGATAGAAATACTACCGAAATTGAGAAGAAAAAGGACGAAGAAATCGGTGTAAACGTCATTGATGATGACCGCTACCTGATTTATGAAGTCCATTTGGACTACGATCTACCCGGATATGAAGACCCGGACGAGATTGCGCTACCTTATGTAATCACAATGGACTCTTCGGGCGAGATTTTGGCGATCCGAAGGAACTATCTGGAGGATGACCCTCTGCGTGAGAAGCGGATGCACTTCACGCACTATGTCTACATCCCCGGATTTGGGTTCTACGGCTTTGGGCTTATTCACTTGGTCGGCGGCTTTGCAAAAAGTGCGACATCTATCCTTCGACAACTCGTTGACGCAGGTACTCTTTCAAACCTACCCGGAGGGTTTAAGTCCAAAGACCTACGTGTAAAGGGAGATGACACCCCTATCGCCCCGGGCGAGTGGCGAGATGTCGATGTAACGGGTATGACAATCAAGGATTCGATTGTTCCCCTCCCCTATAAGGAGCCTAGCCGTACCCTGTACGAGTTATTGAACACAATCGTGACCGAAGGGCGCAAGTTTGCCTCCGTGGCAGACCTAAAGGTTGGGGATATGTCCAATCAAGCCCCGGTTGGCACGACTCTTGCAATCCTTGAGCGCACCCTAAAGGTTATGAGCGCTGTTCAGGCCCGGGTTCACTCGGCAATGAAGCACGAGTTTAAACTTATCGCAGGGATTGTTAAGGACTACACCCCCGAAATCTATGATTACGAGGTAGAAAACGCCCCGCAACGGGCAAAACAATCGGACTACGACATGGTGGAGATCATCCCCGTGTCCGATCCGAACGCCTCGACGATGGCACAACGGGTTGTTCAGTACCAAGCCGCCCTGCAATTGGCCTCATCGGCCCCGAATATCTACGATCTGCCACAACTCCACCGGCAAATGCTGGAAGTTCTGGGAATTAAGAACGTTCAAAAGATTATTCCGATTGAGGAAGACCAAAAACCGGAAGATCCAATCTCGGAAAACATGGCTGTCATGACCGGAAAGCCAGTAAAAGCCTTCCTTTATCAGGATCACGAGGCACATATTAGGGTTCATACTAATGCCGCCCAAGATCCCAAGATTCAGAAGATTATTGGTCAAAGCCCCAACGCTAGCGCAATACAGGGGGCATTAATGGCTCACATTGCCGAGCACGTTGCCTTCCAGTACCGGGTTGAGATTGAGAAAATGCTTGGTGTTCCCCTTCCCCCAGAGGACGAGCACCTCCCAGAGGACATCGAGGTCGAACTCTCCCGTGCGGTTGCGGCGGCAAGCGACAAACTGCTCCAAAAGGATCAGGCAGAGGCCCAAGCCCAGCAGGCACAAGCACTTCAGCAAGACCCGGTTGTGCAGATGCAACAAAGAGAACTCGCCATCAAAGAAGCCGATGCTCAGCGCAAGGCAATCAAGGATCAGGTCGATGCAACTCTCAAAGAAAGAGACATCATGCTTCGGGACGAGCGGGAGCGTATGCGGATTGAGTCTCAAGAACAGATTGCCGGTGCCCAGATTGGAGCCAAGGCAGCAGAGACTTCAATAAAAGAAGAGATTGAAGGAGCAAAAATAGGAGAAAGAATTGGGGCTAAGAGAATATCTGGTCAGTGAGATTAAGAAAGAACAAGAGGCGTTGAAGGAGCGGTTGGCCTTCAACCCTGTTGAGGACTTCCTTACCTATAAGGAGACGGTAGGGGAGATACGTGGACTACAAAGAGTCGTAAGACTATTAGAGGATTTGCCAGATGACTGATACGTTTAAACTGCCTGAACCAAAGGGCTACAAAATCCTGATTGCCATCCCTAAAAAAGATGAGACTTTCAAGGGAACTCAAATTGTCCTGCCAGAGGACTCAAGAAAGAAGGAGGAAACGGCTTCCATCATAGGTTTGGTAGTAAAGATGGGGTCGCTCGCCTTTAAAGATGAAGACAAATTCCCAGACGGGCCTTGGTGCCAAGAGGGGGACTTCATCATGATGAGGGCATATTCCGGAACTCGTTTTAAGGTCTCAACCCCCGAGGGAGACCAAGAGTTTCGCCTAATCAATGACGACACAGTTGAGGCCGTCGTTGCCGATCCACGGGTAGTTACCCGCATTTAAGGAGTAAGAAATGGCTGAAGAACAACAGCAGATGGAAATAGAAGTAGAAGCGCCAGAGATAGAGATTATTGACGATACCCCAGTAGAAGACCGAGGGAAAACTCCTAAGGGTGAAGTCGATGTCTCCGATGACGAGATTTCCCAATATTCGGAAAACGTCCAAAAGAGAATTAAGGATCTGCGCCGTGCTTACCACGACGAGCGTCGGGTCAAAGATCAGGCTTTGCGGGAACAGCAAGAGGCTATTGCCTACGCAAAGTCTATAGCCCAAAAGAATCAAGAGTTACAGGAACGGCTTGCCCGGGGCGAAAAGTATTTGGTGGAGACCAGCAAGGCCAAAAACGAGGCCATGCTCTCCCAAGCCGAGCGGGAATACAAAGAAGCCTA